AGCGTGGTCGTGGTCGTCCCAAGAAATCACAGTTTGAAGGCGAAGAGCCATGGCATGGCATTCACGATCCTGAATTGTTGCAAGATTTGATTGCTGATGCACAGGCCATGGATTATGATGATTTCCATGATACACATAGTAGTCTACTCAATGATACTCATGAGTTCTGGGAAAATTATCACGATGGTGTGGCAGAAGGCCAACTCAATGAACTAAGTCCCGAACTGCTTAAGAGAGCAAGAGATGCGGCAGGTATGAAATATGCTCAAGCCGACGACCGCCGAGATCAAAAAGCATCTGACAAATACAATAGACTAGATGACAAGTTCAATAGTGCCTTGCGTAAAAAACAAAAACAAAAAGACATGGACGAAGGCAATGAGTTTTCAGGTGCACTAGACGCAGCCAGAGACGCTGGGGAAAAAGAATTTGAAGTAGACGGCAAACGCTATCCTGTTAAAGAAAATGGCCTACAAAGATACACTGGTATCAAGAAGTATGGCAAGGACGGTTTTGAAGCCCTGCAAAAAGCCGGACGTGAAGGCGCCAGCGAAGAAGAAAAAGGTCGTATCAAGGACAAGTATCTTCCAAAAAAAGATGTAGCCGAAAGTATCAACTTCGCCGAAATGATGAAAGAACAACATCAAACAGTGGATGAGTATTTGATGGAACTGCAGGCCGATATAGCAGAATTTAAAAAGTCTGGACGCATGAGTGAAAAACTACGTGACAGTGTAGAAATGCACAAGTTCAGCAAAAAGCAATTGACAGATGCTGCCAAGCAACCTGTTCCGGCACCAGCACCAGCACCAGCACCCAAACCACAAGGCGTCATGGGCCGTGTGGGCAGTGCCATTGCTGGCGGTGTTAGATCAGCCGCAGGCGCAGTCAACCGTGTGGTTGGTCATCCCAGTGATGCAGAAATGTTAGACCGGTTGAAGAAAGATACCATGAAGGAAGAACTTGACGAGCTAGCACGTCTAGCCGGTCTAAGCGAAAGCCTCAAAGGTGGCCAAAAGAAATTGGACAAGAACAAGAACGGCAAACTAGACAGCGACGATTTTAAAAAGCTACGTGACAAAGTGTCAGAAGCCACTGTTGACGAAGACATGATCAAGTCTAAAAAAGACGATGATAAAAAAGACGATAAAGACATGGAAGAAGGCAACGAGTTCTCAGGTGCATTGGATGCAGCCAGAGATGCCGGCAAAAAAGAATTCAAAGTAGACGGCAAGACTTATCCAGTCAAGGAAGGTCAAGTCATTGATGAGTGCGGCCCAGAAATGAGTCCATTCAGCTCAATGGGACATGAAGAAGCCGAGTCTGGCATGAGTATCAACTCTAGCATGGATACCAAAACTGGTCGTAAGACATTGAGTGTGACTGCTGATGGCGCTGCCGCAGAAGAACTAGCACAGATGTTGAAGATGGCCGGCATGGGCGGCCAAAGCCAAGAACCCAAAGCAGTTGTTATTCAAGCAGGTCCGGAAGAAGCAGTAGAAGAAGAGCGTGAAGGTCAATACGCCAACACACCGGATGAAGAAGTCGAGAATATCGATTCAATTATGCACCAGGGCAACGATCTAAATCGTGAAAAAGAACAGTATGCCAACAAGCCCAAAGCAGGCGACAATCCAATGGCAACTCGCGAAAGCATTGAAATGCCCAAGTCATTGAGCAAGATGCTGGAAGCAATCAAGATGGTTGAAGAAGAAAAATGTAACCACACAGCCAAAGGCAAAAAGTGTCCAGTACACGGCATGGATGAATGTAGCTACATGGAAGAAGCCAAACCCAGTGCAGGCATGAGCAAAGGTGAAAAATCCAGCTTGGCCAAGAAAGCCCAGGCCGGTGGAGACATCGGCAAGCCAGGCAAGAGCTTCGACAAAGTGGCCAAAGCCGCAGGTGGTGGCGAAAAAGGTAAACGTATTGCCGCAGCAGCCATGTGGAAAAACGCGGCCAAGTAATATGGATCCCAAATTCTTTCGACAATACTCAGATTTGATTTCTGAAGCAGAGGCAGCACCGATCGTCAATGATGAATGGTTTAAAAACGGTGCGTTTCAAACTTTTAAAAAACCAATCCCGGTACCTTATACCATTGCTGACAGCGATGGAGTTACAAAAACATTAGAAGGCCCAGTGCCGCACAAGGCCGGACACTATATCATGGGACCTGGACCCAAAGGCGAGTTTTGGCCCTTGGATTCTGAAAACTTTCACAGCAAGTATGACGACAACGGTGATGGCACCGGAACACCCAAAGGTGGTGTAACCAAGCTGGCCAAGCTGGCTGACCACGATGGTGTCATCCATGCCACTTGGGGCGATTTAAACTACAAGGCTGGCGAGGACTACATTGTACGTCACGGTCCTGGTGATTACGGTCCAGTGAAAAAAGATATATTTGCAAAAACTTATCAACAACCTTAAGGATCATCGACAATGAAAAAATTTCTCACACTAGTATTGTTACTGGCCGCCGGCACGGTGCAGGCCTGGGATCAACGTGCTCCTAATCCTGTGCAAGCCTGTCAAGTACATAGTCCATACGGCTTTGCCACGGTCAAGCGTCCAGTGCAGGCCATATGCCGTGAAGCATACTTGGTGGCATACGATGCTCCGGTAAAGATTCCTGCTTATGTGGCATATACATTACTACCACAAAACGCACTAGGATGCTTTCCGCGTACCAATGCGTTTGTTGCTGATGCCAGTTTAAATGGTACAGGTGCCCGTCCAGATGATTATGCTGGCACTGGTTACGACAAAGGACATGCCGCGCCCGACGGCGACTTGTCATGGTCGGCACAAGTAGAATACGAAAGTTTCTTGATGACCAATATGTATCCACAGCACGGTAGTTTAAATCGTGGCATTTGGAAATTGTTGGAGACCAGTGTGCGTGGATGGACTGTACAACTTAATCAACCATTCACTATCTATGTAGGCGCATTATACAAACAGGGTGATGAGTCGATTGGCAATGGCGTTATTGTACCGCATGGTTTTTACAAGATTGTGATCAACAATGCAACCAAGCAGGCCGCAGGTTGGGTGTTTCCGCACACCAAGCCTTATGTTAATCTTGGCAACGACTTGACAGTGTTCCGTCGGCCCATTGCCGAAATAGAAAAAGTAGCCGGCGTAGACTACAAGTTTCCTGCAGGTGTTACGGAAGTTCAGCCTGGCAAAGAATGGCCTGTGGACTTTGGTGCGTTGACCAATGCCAAACGTGCCAAGTGCAAAGGCGCAGTAGACTAATGCGTCAGCGTGTTTTTACTAGATCAGATTTTGGTCTAGCTGAAAACGAACAGGGTTATGACAATGCCGTCCTGGATGCCAATGACCCTGTTTTTCAAATAGCCCGCGGAGAAGAAGTGCCCAAGCGTAACTTTGCAGATCTTCCTGCATGGCAACAAGACAATCCACAAAATGAAAAAGCCCGGTATCAGCGCGAACATGGTATCAAACCAGGAACTCCTGCTTGGTTTGCCCTATGGGGCACAGGCGGAGCTCGTTAACCTTCGTAAGGTTCTATTCCCAAGTATTGATACCACGACGGGTGTTCGATACGCACAGGCCGGCTGCGCCACTTGCTGACCAAACTCCAGTACTCGGGACGATAAGGCAACACCTTGGGTTTCATGTGTGTTTTATCGCCCTTTCGGTGATTACAAGTCTTGCAGGCAGTCACAGCATTTTCCCAATTGGTACGACCACCCAAGGCACGTGGTATCACATGGTCAATGGTCAGCTCCTGATAGTTGAATGTTTCGTCACAATAGGCACAAGTAAACAGGTCACGTAGATACATGTTTTGTCTACTGAATTTGACTCGCTTCTTGTTGTTGAAGTAATGATTGGTCACAGCCACAGCAGGATAGTGTATGGTCAACGAGGCACTGCGAGCCACGTGCTGTTCGTAACTTTCTAAAATAGTTATTCTATCCAAGAAGTGCAATTTAATTGCGTGTTGCCAGTTTACTATGCTTAATGGAAGTATAGAAATAGGCGTGTAGTCTTTATTGAGTAACAAGCAATTCATGTTAAATATATTTATATGGCATCACAACTCGAAACAGTATTAGTTAAACCGGCCTACCGAGCCACCAATTGGACCGAAGAGCAGATCCAGGATTTCATGCGATGTGCCGATCCTGCGACTGGTCCTCAGTATTTCTTGGACAACTACTTCTACATACAACATCCTACACGTGGCAAGATGGTGTATCATCCTTTTGATTTCCAACGCCGTCTAATTGATACCTACCACAATTACAGATTCAGTGTCAGTTTGATGCCTCGACAAACAGGCAAAACCACCAGTGCCGCTGGCTACCTGTTATGGTATGCCATGTTCAAACCTGACTCCACAATCTTAATTGCCGCTCACAAGTATACAGGAGCACAGGAAATCATGCAACGAATTCGGTATGCCTATGAGTTGTGTCCGGATCATATCAGAGCAGGCGCCACCAGTTACAACAAAGGCTCAATTGAATTTGAAAACGGCAGCCGTATTGTGAGTCAAACCACAACAGAAACAACTGGTCGAGGTATGAGTATTACACTTTTATACTGTGACGAGTTTGCATTTGTCCGACCTACTATAGCCAAAGAATTCTGGACATCCATATCACCCACGCTGAGCACAGGTGGTAAAGCCATTATCACCAGCACTCCCAACTCAGACGAAGATCAATTCGCGTTAATCTGGAAAGGCAGTCAAAAGTGTGTGGATGCTTATGGCAACGAAACTGAATTAGGGGTCAATGGATTCCGTGGATTCCAAGCTTCGTGGGACGAGCATCCGGATCGCGATGACCAATGGATGAAAGATGAAATAGGTCGTATTGGCGAAGATCGTTTTCGTCGTGAACACGGTTGTGAGTTTTTGATCTATGATGAGACATTGATCAATGCCACTACCTTGATTGAACTGGCTGGCATAGAACCGGTGCTACGTCAAGGACAGGTACGTTGGTATCAGAAGCCCACCAAAGGACACACATACTTGGTGGGACTAGACCCCAGCCTGGGTACCGGAGGCGATCCTGCTGCCATACAAATTCTGCAACTGCCCGAAATGAAACAAATAGGCGAATGGCAACACAACAAGACACCAATCCAAAGGCAAGTTGCTATTCTTAGCGAAATTCTACAATACCTGCATGAAGTTACAGGGTCAGAAACCGATGCCTATTACAGTGTAGAAAACAACACCTTGGGCGAAGCTGCCTTGATCAGCATTGCCGAAATTGGCGAAGAAAATCTCAAAGGCATATTCCTTAGTGAACCACATCGTGTGGGACAGCCTCGGGGACATAGAAAAGGGTTCACCACAACCAACAAAAGTAAAATTGCTGTATGCGCCAAATTCAAAAGCCTTGTTGAAAATAGAAAACTACACATTGCTAGCAAGAACTTGATTTCTGAGCTAAAGACATTTGTAGCACACGGCACGGGCTATGCAGCCAAAGTTGGTGAAACAGACGATCTAGTCATGAGTATGCTGTTGTGTGTGCGTATGCTACAAACACTACAAAGTTATGACTCTCGCTTGGACGAAACCATGCGTGATACCACAGAAGAGTATTTGGAACCGATGCCCTTCATAATGACAATGGGCTAAATACACTATAATTACGGACATAACCATGCGTGAAATAGAAAAGATATCAGAAAACTTGTTTGACAAAATTCGCAGTAGATTCGAAAACATCAACATCGGTGACGAAAAAGGTCAGGCCACAACAGATCCTGCCAAAGCCAGATTCTTCAACTTTGACTATGTCAGCAAAGATGGTACAAACTTTGGTAATGTTACGCTGAGTCTAATTGACAATGACAGTTTGAAAGTATACTATGGACAAAACATCACAGATGAATTGTCTGACGAACAGGCCACAGAATGGTTTGAATTCTTACGCAATCTACGTGGCTTTGCACGTAGAAATATGTTGACCTTTGACACACGCGACATCACACGCAGTAACCTAAATATCAATGCTATCAAACAACAAAGCAAGTCTGACTCGGCCTACACTTCCAGCGAAGTCAGTGTTGCTGAAAGTGTAGAACAGGTGATCAACGAAAGCATGTACGGATCACGCATCAACAGCTACGAAGATCGCGGCCCAGTTACCATACGTGTCAAGCACACGGACTTCATTGATCCAGAAAAGCGTGGCGCCCGCGCTAGAAAAATTGAAAGCATTTATCTTGAAACACACCGTGGTGAGCGTTTCTTGATGGACCATAACAACTTGGACTATGCCCGTGCTCAAGCTCGTCACATCAGCGAAGGTGGCGTACTACACGATGACCGAGGACAACATATTGCTGAGCTCATGAAAGAAATGGCCAGCATGCGACATTTTGTTGCAGGTGCTCGTCGTCGACAATTTGAAGATCGTGAAACACAAGACATGGTTCACAGTGCCCTAAAGCACTACGATCAAGACAAACGCTTGTTACGTCAAATGCGTGGCTCCCGTGGGTATCGTAGTTACTTTGAATCCTGGATTCCTGAAGCACCGGTGGAAGATACAGTGGACGTGGATCGTCTACGTGAACGTTTTGTTAAGAAGATCTATGACGATCGTTTCAATGAAGCACTGCCATACGTGTATCGTGCATACCAAAAAGAACAGGTGGCAATGGAAACTGCCATGGCCGAAGAATTTGCCACGTGGGCCAACCAAGTTGATGAAGATACTTGGGACTCACCCGACACTGAAGATGAAAATTATGATCTTGACGAGATCATGAAAACTCCGCTGGAAGTAGGACAAGATGGTCTAAATGCCATTGCCACAATGACCGACATCATTGGTGATGAAGATTTAGAACGTGAGTTCAAAGAACTTGCTGACGAACAAGGCCCCGAAGCTGATGCCAGGGTTAAAGTTTTGTCTTGGCTAGATGAATACAGTCCAGAATTGGCCGCCAAGTATCGCACAGCACTACAGCCACCAGCGACACCAGAACAACCACCTGTGCCAAATCAAACTGTGGCACCTGCTACTCCTGTTCCTCAAATACAACCCACTCAAGAAAGTGTAGACAGCCTGGCACTTATAAAGATGTTGGCCGGTTTACGATAAATCATGCTACCCGAATGGGCAGGAACCAAACAAATCGGTCGTTGCCGTATACTATACGGCGGGTTTGATCCTCAATGGGCCGCAGGTCAATTAGAACGTGAAGTTGTTGATCAATTGGCGACGTATATATCAGACAAATATCCTGAACAATCAACAGCGATAGTGGTACCAAATTGGTATGAGTATCAAGCGGTCCAAGACTGGATCAACCAAATACCTGCAACAGTTATAGCCTGTAGTCTTACTGATCCTTTAAGCCAGGTATGGTCAACAGACACAAGAATTTTTGGTTACGGCAATATCAAATTTGATTTCTGGGCAGTGGCTTGCCTACGCAATTTCAAACAATATCGATACCAAGAATTGTTACCAACTCAATTTGATTTTTTGTTTTTGAATTATAACCGTAAACCTCATACACACAGGATAGAACTGGTAGAAGCTTTTGAGCAGGCAGGTATAATCAATCTTGGTTGCACCACACTAGGAGGATCTTCATACACAGTCAACGATGTAGACGCAGATTATCTCAACACTGGTGCCCGTGACGTAGTTGGCGATATAGGAATACCCAACGACATATACAGTCTCGGCCGCCTTGACATTTGGCAACGATCTTTTATCAACATAGTGAGCGAGACACAGTTCGACAGTGTCAGCACGTTCCTTAGTGAAAAGACCTTTAAACCAATCATAGGTCTGCGTCCGTTTGTCATCAATGGCAATCCACGGATATACACATGGTTACAGTCTGCAGGCTTTGATTGCTTTGAAGACATATTTCCTGTGCAACAACTGATTCGGTCTACTAACACAGCACACAGTCATAAATTAATAGTAGATGCAGTGCAGTCCATCAAGGACAAAGACCCGATGAAAATGTATCTGTATCTGCTACCTCGTCTGATCAACAATCAAACTCATTTCTATGAATATGCCAACAGCCAACAGAATATCCCATATAATCTCGACACATTTGTTTGATGATGTTATAGTTACAGTTGACGATTTGGTTTTTGTTAACTTAGATTGGTTAACAAATCGCAACTATCAATTTGAAGGTGTCAACGAGTTTTTGTTTGAAATCGGGCAATATAAAAATCACACAGTAATTTTTATGATCAGGGATGGTGTGGATCCTAGATTTACCGGAATGATAGAAATTATTAAACAGACTGTCCAAGATCTAGCTCTCAATCAAGATTCATGTTACATCTATGGTTATGAAAGGCTTGATATTCCAAACACAACTTATTTGCCTTTAAACGCAGTCGGCATGTGGTCTGGACAAGTACACGCAATCATCAAAGAACTGCCTTTGTCCAAGAATCAATTTACAAAAAGATTTTCAGGCATGTATGGTCGATTTGATTTATACAGATTGAAGTTGTACAGACATCTAGTCACACATCATGCTGATACTAGCCTATTGAGTTTTAATAGTGGATCGGTACACTACAATTATAGGTTTGATCAACACTTTCAAGATGATTACAAATGGTTTGTGCAACATGGTGGACAGGTGATTGATTATGAATCCGGCCATGGATCGGTGCTGTTCCAATATGCCGTTCACGACATACACCGTCATTACCAAACGTATTTTTTGGAAATTGTAGCAGAGACCAACACATACAGCAATCGTTTCTTTACTGAAAAAACTGTGAAGAATTTTCATCTAGGCAAACCATTTTTACTACTGAATGGACAGCACAGTCTACGATATCTACAAAATTTGGGCTTCAGAACCTTTGCACCTTGGATCAACGAAAGCTATGACACCATATCAAGTGCTAGAGATCGTCTTGATGCCATCAAACTTGAAATTGATAGACTATCTCTAGTGCCTTTGGCACAATTACAACAGATGCACACAGCAATGATGCCCGTTTTTGAACACAATCGAAAACATTTCGAACAAATATTTTAATTTTTCTGTTGACATCATAAATACATTTGTTATACACTAGCAGGGTGCTAGAGTATATCTAGGCATACAAAGACCATCTTAACTTATAAAGGAAAACTATCATGGCAACATCTTTAGCAGAAATTCGCGCAAAACTACAAGCTCAACAAGGTCGCGGTCAAGGCGGCGGCCAAAGTCAAGGCGATAACGCCATTTACGCTCACTGGAACATTGCAGAAGGCTCAACAGCCCGAGTACGCTTCCTTCCTGACGCAGACAACAAAAACTCATTCTTCTGGATCGAACGTGCAATGATCAAGTTGCCATTTGCTGGCATCAAAGGTCA